ATTCTGCCATAGAAGTACAGACTTACGAAGGTGGTAACATTGATACTTTCACTTCTGGTGTTCGTATCGTTGTTCCATTCGCAGTAGGTCTCCCTGACCCACGTGAATCTGTCATTGCTTACATCAAAATGTAATTAAAAAGATACACGTTATCTCTCTAAGGTCTGTTGGATTAACTTCCTTCAGACCTTTTCTTTTTAAAGTACAAATTAAAAGTTCAAATTGAAATAAATTATTCCAAGTTGGGATATTTCTTAATTACACAATTCTTTCTTGATATAAATACTAAAGAGGTAGGAGAGAATATAAAATACATAACAAATTAACATGCAGTTGCAGTATGATAAGACGTATGTTCAAAAATGGAGATATTTAACCGATGATTGGGGTGAACGATTTAATACAAAGAGCTTTCCAAAGAGTGGGTATAGTTGGTGATGGTGAACCAGTGTCACCTACTCAAGCAATGGCAGGTGTAGCAGATTTACATGATGTTATTACTGAGCTCAATACAGAAGATTATCTAATGGAAAATTATGAGACATACGATGCCTATGTCGCAAAGAAAATTAAATTTGCAGTAAAGCCAGATAATTGGTATGAAGTTAAAGATGAAAGCGAAATTGAGGAACGCATTACAAATAATGCAGTTGAAGTTGGAGATATTTTCAAGATAAAGAATGAATCAAAGTTCTATGTAATTCGTTATAAAGTGGTTGGTAATATAGGCACATTCTACAAGATGTCTACACCTCAATGGGATGCATACATGAGCGAATACTGGCCTACATTCTTCGTTGATGCAGTTCCAGACAGATGTATTGGTGTTGCCCGTAAAATTGGAAATACCTATAAGCAGTTGATTCCTGCTGACAAGATGATGATTGATTCACAGACTAAAGGTCATCTTGCTGAACTTTATACAGTTGAGACAGAATGGGAAGACGTTGACTATCCGCATGACAACGATGACCCAAATTATAAGCCTGTTACTCTTGAATACTTTGTAGTTGAATTTGATAGCAATGTAACATCTAAGTTCCGCATTACTATTCTAAAAGGAATTAAGATTTACAACGTTGAAGACAAGATGAAGATTTCAAGTAAGTATGAGTCAATGATTGAAGACGGTCTTTGCGTAAAGCTATGTCAGCGTTACAAGTATTTGGAAATGAAGGAAGACTTTGAAAAAGATTTTGATTCTGCAAAGACTATGATAAGCCGTATCAATAGTTCCAATAGACCGATGCTGTACAGTTCTTATGGAAATAATGATTACAACAGAAATTATTGGTCTCTTTATTCTGGAGATAGATGGGGTTAATCAATGGCTAATTTTGTAAAGTACGATTTAACTGGTCGGTACCAATTTTTGCGTAAATGCTCCTAACGTAATGGGTTCAGCTATTGCAAGAAATATGTTCACTGAAGCGAATACTGAAGGCGAAGAAGGCAAGGGCGTTCGAACATTTCTTCAGAGCTGCCCAGGTGTAAAGTATTTGTACTCTTTTGGTAACAACAGTAATTGTGACGGTATGTTCGTTCCTTCTACTGGTCTAGCTAACATGGACTATGAACAATGCTTGTTCGTTGCATACAAAGGTAGCATTCACAGAATTAACTCCGCTTTTAACGATGAAGTGATAGGTCATTATGCTTTAGGCAATACAGTTCAATTTGCTGAATCCGGTGGTGAACGTGCCATTCTTCTTTGGGTGGACGGTACTGACATTCATGGTTATAATCTTAAAGATGGTACTACTGTAGACATTACTTTGCCAAAGAGAATTGACCAAGAAAATTCATATATTCAACCAACACATATAGCTGTAGTTGACGGAACAATCGTATTGAACGATAAAGGTTCTTCATTCACATACTATTCAATTAAATTTCCGTTAAATACTGTCAAGAGAAATGTATTCAAGATTGTCAACAACGAAGTCCAGTATAAGGATGATGGAATAACAGTTGATACAATGGAAGTAGACTCTGGCGTATATTGCTTCTTGGATGATTACGGCGTACAAAAGTATTTCAATGGTTCAACTTCTTCTGACAAGTGTGTTGCATTGACTTCAGTCGGTCCTTTATTGACAATGTACGGACCTTCTTCTATTGAATTTTGGCAGAAAGGCAACGCCGAATCATATCAGTCATGGCAACGCACAAGTTATACTATCAACAAGGAACAAGGTCTGGAAGCACCATACTCATTAGCTACTGTCAACCATTCACAATTCTGTATTGGTACAGGTAAGGCTAATGCCAAATGTGTATTGATGATTAACGATACGAATGTTCAGAAGATTTCACCACTTTGGTTAGACAGAATCTTGTCTGACAATGATGTCAAGTCAGTTAAAGGATGGTCATACAGCAAGAACAACCATAGCTTCTATTTGTTCTCTATTGGTAATGAATGCTACGTATACGATGTAACAACTCGTCAATGGCATATACGCAGTTCTCGTAACTTCTATACAGGCAAGAATAAGAACTACATGCCGTTATTTGCAGTATGGTGGAATAATAAGATTGTTACAGGTAGTTCTGAATCTGGCCACATATACGAACTAGACGAAAATTACTATTATGAAGATTTTGACAGCGAAAATAGATTGCCACTTCTAAGAATGAGACAGACACCAGTTATTACAGCAGACTACAAGCCATTTATCTTGCAAGAATTGACAGCAGAATGTAACACAGGTGCGATGAACGAATATGGAAGACCTGCAAAGGCGCTTCTTCAAATTTCAAGAGATGGCGGATATACTTATGGCAACGTGATTGAAGCTTCTTGCGGTAGACGTGGTGAATACGCTGTACGTCTTAAATTTCTTAATCTTGGAATGAATCGTAATTGCGTCATTAGAATTTCTTACTCTGAACCAACTGATTTTGTTATAAGCGATAGTTCTATCCGCGTTCAACCACTACAATACCCTTTGTAATATGAGGTAAAAATGGAAATTAACTTTAAATCATCTCTTGACGAAGTTGTACAGGCATTATCTGGTACATGGGATGTGTCTGTCACCAACGATTGGAAAGTAGCGGAGTTGGGAAAGATTAGATTGTTCAAGAAATTGGTATCTGGTGCTTCACCACTTCCTGATTCATTCATTGAACGCAGAAATGATATTACACCATACTTGGTCTTTCATAAAGATTCAATAGAAGGTGGAATAATAAAGTTGCAAGATACAGCAATAAGTGCTGATGGTCTTGTTATCATCTTACAAATGTAATAGAGGTAAAATATGAATACAGAAAATATGATTGAATTGCTTGAAGATTTCATTGACTTTCTAAAAGAGAAAGAAGATGATTCAAAAGAAAAAGAAGTTAAAGTCATGACAACTGAAGATGAATCTGTTGAAGACACTACTGATGATATTACTGACGATGATTTTGATAAGGAAATTGTTAAAATCTCTAAGGGAGAATAATATATGGCTCAACAAAATGCAAGTACGTTATGGAACAACTATTGGTCAATTACTAATCCTACTGACACAAAGGCTCAAGGTATAATGGACCCAGGAGATTTATTGGGTTGGCAACAGGACAGTAGAATAAAGTCAGCTAACGATTCATTAAATAAGGCGCTTGACTATGCACAGTCCATGTCTAATGCCAATAGAGACCTTTATAATCAATTCTATAATAAGGTATCAGATACATATGGTGATACCGCAGCAAAGGTAACTAAATATCTAGATAATCTTGAAGGGATGAAGGCTTATGACCCTGGACAGTTCAAATATACAGACGATGTAAATGACTTCTATTCTAAAGCTGCTGACTTACGCATAAAGAATGCGATGAACGCCCTTCGTGAAAGTTCTGACATATTCTCTTCTGACTATCAAGATGCAATGGCAGCAAAGCAACAGGCTTTAGCAAGTGAAGAATGGGATAAAGCTTATGACCGTTACATGCAGGATAGAGGACAGAAAGCCAATGAATGGCAGATGAATGCTAATGCAGGACAACAAGCTTATGATAACCTTTACGGTAAGAATAAGGACTTGTTAGGTGTCTCTCAGAATGCTCAAGACAACTTGATGAATGCATTTGGTAACTATATCAACAATATGGCAAATCAAAATAATGTAGATACGCAGAACTATACCAATAACATTCAGCAAAAGATTGCTAACAACAATTCTGCTAAAGGATTGTTAGGTAGATTGTTCGGATAGAGGAGTTAATTTATATGTTACCGATATGGATGTTAATCGCACAAGGTGTAAAGAAAATAGCTGACAACCAAAATGAACAGGCTAACGCACTAAGTAATCAATCCAACACACAAAATAATCAGCCTGTAAATAACGGCAATGCTTTTTCTACCGTTTCGTCTATCTACAACAATTACTTGAACGATGACAAGAAAAAGAATATGTTCGGTCAAATATTTGGTAATCGCTAAGTGTAACCGTAAATAGGAGTAATTAAATATGGCATTATTCAGTAAAATAGTGTCTGGACTAGTAAATAAAAGAGAAGATGAACCTATGATTGATGACCAACTTGGTTCATTCTCCGCTATTAAGATTCCTGTCCAAGCGACTTCACAACCTGCCAACTGGGGTATGTCATCAAGCGACATTCCTTATGTAACTGCACAGACACAAGAAGAACATAACAGACTTTTGAACACGTTCTATCCAGACAGAAAGAATATGAAGAACTGGAAAGAAATGGGGCAAAAGGTTGAAGAAAGAGACCCACGTTACACTGACAAGGATGCTACTACTCGTAAGGGTCTTGGAGCTAAATCTTCTGTAATTCAAGACATGGCATTTGACAAAGACAAGAATCTTGCATGGTTGAAGATGGGCGGTCAATGGTACACTTATTCTGCAACACCTGACCAATTTCAAAGATTCTTGACTAGCGGTTCACTCGGTAGAGAAATGAACAACATCAGAAATAACAAGTCTTCTTCAATGAGCAAGACTTCAGCAAGGTTACAACCA